CCCCCGCCGTAAATGCAGATGTCGGCAGAGCAAGCAAGGAACTTTTCCTGCTTGCCTTTCTGCGGTCGGAACACAACCTTCTCCACGCGCTACTCCACCTCCTCCTTTTCGGGGAGATATACCTGCACCTGCTGGAACTCCAAGGGCTTTCCATCAGCGCCGGTAACTTCGGTCTTAGATACATCCCGCCAGTGTTCGCGCTTCCGGTTTTTGAGCCAGAATATCTGGGCCGTAGTGCTCGGTGGGATGTAACGCTTTTTCGTTCTCAGGTCGCCCAGCTTGGTTGTGCCGTCCTTACTGACCTCGATTAAGCGTTCCTCCTCATCTACGAAGTAGCCCTGCGCTGACTGGTACAGGCTGCGCTCAATCTTGCTGTCAGCTATCTCTTTTCCCTCGGCCAGCGCATTTGCGAAGGATTCATGCTCTTTTTTCCATGAGCAAATCGTCTTTCGTGAGACGTGCATGGCCTCGGCAATCTCAGCGTCAGTAGCACCACGGATGGCGAGTGACCACGCCCAGTCATCGTGGAACTTCTGATTGTACACGACATTAGCCATCTAAAAAATCAGACCTCCTACTTACTGTCGAGGTACTGCTGGCAGAGCTGCGTGATGCCGCTGTACAACGCCTTAGCATCGAGCTGGCCGGAGCCTACCATCGTGTCCAAGGCTTTCTTGATGACCTTGGCGTCCTCGGCGGGGATTTTGGTCTTGCCAATCACCGTTTCGATGGGGACGTACCTCTTGTTATCCGTCGTTTCGACCCAGCCCTCAGAGCACTGCGTCACGTTGCGCTGGAAGATTTTCAGAATAAGCTCCACCGCCGTAGCCACATTCTTGACGTTGTAGGCAGCGCCAACAGTTTCCTGCGCGTCCAGCCATGCGTCGTAGTCGGCCATGCGAGCCAGCCACACGTCGCTGGATGACTTCGCGCGATCTTTCGCCTCGTCGATGACCTTCTTCGCCGCGTTAAGCTCGTCCGGCAGGAACACCAGCGACAGGGTTTGAAACGTCAGGTTGGCCTCCGAGATGCTGATGCTGGAAAACTTGTCGAGCAACGCCAGCGTCTTGTCATCCAGACCGCTGTACTGTTTCAAGCTCGTGTCCAGAATCTGTTCGTACAGAGCCTTCAGAGTGGCGGGGTCATCCTGACCGGCAATCGCGTTGTGGGAGAGCTGAATGGCAATCCGCTGCTCTTTACTGAGCGGGTCATCCGTGGCAAGGCAGGTGATGGTGGGCAGCCCCACCTCGATAGCAGCCCTCGTCCGGTGGTTCCCGGACAGGCACAGCCAGCGGCCATCGTCATCCTTGCACAAGAACGGGGTGGAGGTGAGCTTACCATCCCGACGGATATTCTCGACCAGCCGGTTGAACTCCTCATGCTTCATGTACCGGGCGTTCGTTTCCAGCAGCTTTATTTCTCGCGGGTCGATTTCCAGCGTGAATACATTCATCATTCGTCCTCCTTAGCACCAATCTGCGAGTGCTTCTTCTTCCAAAGTTCCAACCCCTCAGCCAACGTCCACTGGCCCATAGGCGCACCGTAGTTGAGCTGGTAGCCGGAGTTGTAGTAGATTTTCGACATATCCGTTTCGCCCTCATCGACACCGGGGAGCTGCTTTTTGTTCAGGAGCTGGAACAGCCCGCGATACTTCATGCTCACGGGCCGCTTGGTAAAGGCTGTAGTCACGAGCGAACGGATGCGGTGGTTGGTTAAGCGTTCTGCGTATAGCTTTGATTCACGGCTTAGGGCCGCGTATAAGACGAGTTTAGCGAGGCGTTTATATTTGGTGGGGGCGATGGGAAAGTCGCTTAGAAGGTACATTGTGGGCGTCTCTATGTGCTTATCCCAGTTGGACAGAGTGGGGGAGGCTGAGAAGGCGTACACACCAATCAGCTTATCATCCACCAGCACCCCGAAGCTCGCAGTCTCGCTGCCGGGCTTGATGTAGGGGTTCATGTACTGCGAACGCAGCGCCCGGAAGTTCTCGCTTTTCAGCGGGACAATCCGCATGGTGTCGCCGATGTCCTCGTCCTTCCCAAGCCTCTCCACCATCAGGCTCGCCACCTGCTGGTGCGGGACGATGATGCGGGACTTCGGCGCTTTGGAGTACACATACAGCGGGACGCCCCTGTTCGTGGTCTGCGAGATGCCCATGAGGTAGTCCGAGAACTCCTCCAACTCATCGTTGGTACCGAACATGAAATAATCCCGCTCGGTCAGCTTACGGAACATCTCGAAGATTTTGTCCTTGTCAATCATGTCGTACTCCGGCGGGTCCCACGCGATGATGCCCTCGATGACCTTGAACATCTTCTCGTAGTCGCCGGAGTAGAACGGCGGGTAGCAGACGAAGCCTTGGTCTTTCGGCACGTCATCGACCCAGCCGATGACATCCCCCGCGTAAAAGCTGTCGAGGAACTGGCCGGCCTTCTCCAACTTCGTGCGGGTCTTATCGAACAGCTCCGGCCACTGGTCCTTATACGCCTCGATCATACGAACGTAGTACGGGTTTGGCTTGGAGCCAAGGTACGTGCTCATCTTCGACAGGAGCAGCACACACGTTGCGATGTCCAAGTCGGTTTTCATATACTCCTGAATGAACTCCATCGGGCCTTCGTAGTTCTCGTTAAACCGGGCATTGAGCGGAGCGCCTGAGAAGTACCGACCGAGAAGGCAGGAGTAAATCGTCACGTCGTTCCCGTGCAGTCTGGCGTTGGTCACGCTCTTCAGCATACGCTCAATGGTGAAGTTGCCGGAGCATCCCACGTAAATGTCTGTGCATTTCCAATCGCGGATGCAGTCGCCCATGATTTGCTGAACGCTGTCTGGCAGCGAGCCGTGAAACATTCTCCTTCCTCCTTCTGTACGCAAAAGAAAAACCGCCAGCTTTGAACTGACGGTTTTTCCTGTCTATTCAAATGGAGCGGACTGCCTGAGTTGAACAGGCGTTTCGCTGCCGGGAGCAGCGGGTTCTGGCGTTGAACTAAGTCCGCATGAGCGGCAGGTGGAGCGATAGGCCATCCTGCCGTTTTCGAGAATCAGAACAGCGTGGTCTGCTCGACCGCTGCCTTCATCTTCGCTTTCGAGATTTTGGGTGTGGACGGGTCAGGCAATTCAGGAATCACCTCACCTGTTTTCTCGAACCACCACTTGGCAAACATCGTCCGGTGGCACCAGTCGCTCTCACCCTTTCGGACGTCCTCGTAGCACAAGAGCACGATGTCCTTGTCGGGCTGCTCGCAAGCTGCAAGCAACTGGCGAATATGCTGGACGCCGAAGTAATCCAGCCGACCACGGTATGCTGCCTCATACGCGGCCTTGTCGTTGTCGTACTTCCCATAGATGCCTTTCGGCATCAGCTCGCTGATGGCTCCCGCGATCTGGTAGCCGATGTTCCAGCGGGGACTTCCGACGGAAATGCGAATGGCCGTGTACTTCCCGGTCTTCAGCTCCGGGTTTGAGAATCTGCTTGTGTAAATCATCGTATCAGCACCTTTCTGTTTCAATCAGCGCCCCGAAAATCAGGGCGTCGCTCGGCATCCGAGCGTTAAGGAGGACAATCCGAACCGAGGCGGATGCCGAGCGTGGTGCCTGATACAGACTTTACACGATACCATTTTAGCACCGCCTCTCTGACAGGTCAATGACAGCTTTGTGACACGAGCGTCACTGACGTGATTTCCGGGTTGTGCTCCTGCATCCATGCGCCCAGCGCGTACAGGACGGTCTCACAGGAGACAGGCAGGGCGGGGTTAAACTCAACGCCCGCCATCCGCATGGCGCTCACTGCGGCAGTCACTTCACCGTCTACGCCATTTGCTCTCACGCGAACTACCTTCATCTGCTCGCCGTGGTCAGAGTAGCTCTTGAACAGGGCGTGGGTGAGCGGGTTTCCTGCGCTCACAGAACTGCCTACGGAAAGCTCGGCCAGTGTGATTTTATACCCGCCGGGGACTTCTCCAATCAGCGTGTACGTGCTCACGTCGGTGACATACTGCGGAAGCGCAGTCGTTCCGTCATACGGCTGGGGCGCGTAGTTCTTAATCATCAGTCTCACATCCTTTTGTTGGGGTTTGGTTTCTACTCTTACATTATACCACGCTATCGTGGTTTGGTCAAGTGGATTTCAGAAAATTATTCTGAAAAAATCACTTCGAGTCGGATTCGTCAGCATCCACGTAATCGAGGCCGATGACGGCATCCACGTCAGCGCCGGATGCGTTCTTGATTTCGACAGTGCGCCGGCCAGCGCCATCCTCGTGGATGGTGATTTCCCGCGAGCTGCGGAGCGCCTTAATCACGTAGCCCAGCCCGCCAGCAACAATGAGTACCAGCGCGGCAAAGCCCAGCCAGACCCAAAAGCTCGAAAAGATAAAACTCAGCACTCCCATCATTGTTCTTCCTCCAATTTCAGCCGAGCTTCAAGCTCGGTGATGCTCTGCAAAAACTCCATGCGGCAGGACAGCTCACTGTCTTCGACCGCCACACGGAGGCACTTCAGTGCATCCGCAATCGGCGTGTCAAAACTGTACTTTTGGAAGACCACGCCTCTCCGGTCCTCCGTGGTAAAAATCTCAAACGCATCGCCTTCACGGATGCCGAGGCTCCTGCGAACATCTTTCGGAATAACAACCCTGCCGAGGTCATCAATCCGACGAACTTGTCCAGTTGCTTTCATCTCGCTGCTCCTCCTTTACAGCTCATACTCTTTGTGGTGGGCGGTCTTGCCCTTATACCGAACCGAGGGCTTGACCCAGACTGTCTTGCCGGACTTGTACCGGCGCAGGTGGCCTCTGACGTTGACCTCGTGCTCGGGCTTGGTGTACTTCCGTTTGGCCTGTTCAGGCTTCGGCAGGGCGTCAGCATCGAACTCAGCCAGCGTGTAGAACCGCCGGATAAGCGGTTGCACCCGCCGCGCTTTATGGCCTTTCTTCTTGGCCTTGGCGGGCCGGTGCTCGACACGCTGCTCGACCTCTACCACTTCGCGATAGTAGGTCATGAACAGCATCAACGCGTGGTACTTCAGCGCCTCTTTCTCCGGCGTCTTATCATACCGGAGCACGAGGTCGAGCGCCAACCGCTTTGGCTCCGGCAGCTCCGGGGCTACCCGGCGGTTGGCAATGTCCATCCGCTCCGGGAGGTAGTCGAAAACTATGGACGCCGGAATGTCCGGCTGGACCGTGGGATAAATCGCAATCTCCACCACACCGCGCACGTTCTCGAAGGTGAACTCAATCTGCTCCTCACACAGCTCTACCACACCGGATTCCATCGGCGCAAGGAACGGCTCACGGTCAAGCCAGTGCTTGTTCTCATAGTACCAGTCGAGAACCATCTTCATGCGAGCATTGCTCTTGACAATGATGCGGTCAGCGGTCTTGCGATTCATCACTCAGTCCTCCTTTCCCAAAGGTTCACCGCAAGCAGGACAGTAGTTCGGGTAATCCGAGGCGTCTCGGTCTTCCAGCCACTCATGCTGACAGTGCGGACAGGTGTGCCGCCGATACTCCACTCCATCGAATTTCGGTTCTGGCTTAGGAACATAGTCGCTCGCCAGACTTCCCGGCTTGCAGTGCCAGTGCTTTTCGCAGCACCACGGGATGTTGCCGATAACTGATGTATAGTTGCGGACGCCGAATCTGCACGTCGAGCAGATGTCGATTTGCTTCTGCATCTCACTTCACCTCCGCTACGAAGTCGTTGTTCTCATCGACCCAAATGCGCTTGCGCCCGAGCTTGGCGATACGTACCGCGCCCGCCGGCGGCTGCACCGGCACAGGCGGCTCTGGCATCGGCATCCAATAGGCGACGTCCCGGTTGCCTTGCCACTCTGCCGGCCTAATCGCGCAGGGTGAGTAATACCGAGCGGTGGTCACTGCGCCGTTCTTCGTGCAGACGAGGTACGAACCCTCCTCCGTGGGCGGTTGCTTCTCGGCATCTACCCAGTCACAACGGAGGGCGGCGAGCGCAACGTCCAGTGCGTCCTGCAACGGATTCATGTCCGCGTCAGACATATCATCCGGCAGGTGGTCCCACCACGCTCCACATTCGAGAATGTGCGCGGCCTCCTTTCGCGTCATTTTCATAGCTCACACCTCGTAAACCTGCGGGTCCTCGGTGGCATCAACGCGGCGCACAATCACGGCCGAGATGCCAAATGCTGCGCGAGCTTTCTCGGTTGCCTCCTCGATACTGTCCGCGAGGATAACCAGCGTTTTACCGCCCGTGTACATCCTGTGGGCGCGGTAGAGGTGCTTGGCAATAATCTTATAGGCACCCTCGTTACTCAGCTTAGGGGCGGGAGTTTTCCAGTTGGCGTACAGGGTATTCAGCGAGGCGTACGGACAGACCTTCATGCAATCATCGCGGTCATTCCAGCTCACCCAAACATACCCATCCGCACAGAACATCAACACACGGTAGGTCTTGCCGTGGCGCAGCCCCATCGAGCCGTCCTTCCCGATGAACGTCATCTCCATCGGATTCACATACTGCCGTTCAACAATCATCATGCTTCTCCTTTCAGCTTTTCAGCGCGTACTTCGCCATGAACCGCGTGGCGGTCAGGGCCAGCTCGTCATCGCTCTCTGCGGTTTCCCATTCGAGATTCTTGTCGAAGTAGCCGGTCTCGCCCACGGTGTCTACCGTGATGTCGAGAGATTCATCGCAGTCATTCACGAAGACCGCAATCCAATACTTCCCGAGCACACACCCATAACAGCCGGTGCTGTCGATGTACCAACCGGGGAAACGGAACTTTCGGGCGAACTCTGCCACACGCGGGTGGGTCAGTGGTTGATATGCTACCGACATCTCAATCCCTCCTGTTCGCGTAGCGGATGACGATTCGAGCGGCTTGCCGCAGTGCGCGGGCCTGAACTGTCAGCCAATCCTCGCCCATCAGGGGCAGCTCGCCGTCGCGGGTTTTCTTCTTCTGGGATTCAGTGCAGAGCCGCTCGCAGATGTCACCGTCGTAGACCTCCGCACAGCCGCCGTAGCTGTACTGCTCCCAGTCACGAGCGCCGTTTAGCAGGTCGGTCTCTGCAACCTTCCCGATGCGGACCGAATCATCGGTGATGTGCAACCGGTCCACGTAGTCATCGAACATCTCAACCGCGTAGCCCTTAACGCCCCGGTCCCAAGCGGACCGGGCAGAGTGGGCGGCAATGTCCTTCTTGATGTCAGCAATACGCCTCTGCATAACTCACAGCCTCCTCTTTGCAGTCCTTGAAGTAATCATCGGCGAAGTCGTGCAAGCAGTCTTCGTGGATGAGCTGCCCGTCGATGTTGTACACGGTCTCGCCCTCGTAAATCTCGCCGCCGCAGTAATCGCAGTAGGCGATGGGCTTTTCCTCGGGCGGTTCAAGCGGACGTTCCGGCAGATACTCAAACATTATCGCAGCCCTCCTCCAATCTGGTGCGCCACCGAGCAGCTTTCTCCCGAATGATACGCGCGATCTCCTCGCGGTCAAACCCGAGTACCGCCGCGCAGAGCAGGACATCAGCGAACTCCTCATTCAGATTGCGGGACGCATCGCCGGTTGTCATCGGTGTTGGGTTGCTCTTGTCGAGCGTCCGGCGCATCTTCAGCGCAGCCTGCGCCAGTTCTGTGGCTTCCTCGGCCAGACCTGCCAGCAGCTCACAGCAACCGAGCAGGGTGTTGATACCGGTAATCTCAGCGCTCCAATCTTCAAGTGCCTTCTCGATAGGCTGCTTGTCAAATTCAATCGTTTCCATTGCTCACAGCCTCCTTCTGAGCATCTGCCGCGACTTCCGGCTCAGGCAGCTCGCCAAGCATTGCCAGAATGTGCGCGTGAGGGATTTTGTGCTTTAGCCCGTTGGTGATGAACTCACGCTCGGCACAGCCCTTCACCAGTTCATAGAAAGTCGAGAACTTCACGTCCACGCGGTCTTCAGCGGCGAACGCATCAAGAATTCCCATAGTCTTGTCCTCCTTTGCAAAATGAAAAAGGCCCGCATTTCTGCGGGCCTTTCGGCATATAGGCAAATTCAGCTAACTATCAAGATCGCCTGTATAGCCGCTTTCGGTGCATGTCGGCGCTTTGAC